TTCGCCCTGCGTGGAGACGATGACGCACAGATCATCCACACCGTCCCCGGCATCCAGCGACCATGTGCCCCCAAACAGGATGCTGCCGCCCCTGCTAAACACACCTGCCAAGCTGAAACTTGTCAACGCGCCGGTCTTTGATCCGACGGGGAGATACCAGAACCGCATCGATCCGCCTTCAACGAAAAACAGGCGGTTCTTGAATGCCCACACATGGCTTAGCAGCGAAGTGGTCAGGCCTGTCATGGTGCTGGATGACCATGCCGAGCCGTCATATTCCCTTGGCGTGTTAGCGCCGTTGCAGCCGACGAGGAAATCTCCCCCCGAAGTCTGGAACTGCACAAACGTCCAATCCCCGCCGGTCAGACTGGAAACGGCTGCGCTGGGCGCTGTGTTCGGGTCTGCAACGGTCGTGATGTCGTAAATTGCCACACCCGTTGCCGCAAACAGGGCTTCCGTAGTTCCCGACTGGTAAGCGAACATTGACGTGCAGGCTGCCGGCAGAGTGGCATATTTGGCACACCCGCCGCGCAGCTTGATGCCCGTCGCATTTGGGAACCAGTTGTCCAGAACGAGCGCGGCTTGGTCAACAGGCTGCGCAAGGTTCGTATTTGTGACCCATCCAACGACAGGCGCGGGAAACGTCTGGTCCCGCGACTGACGAGGCGCGATGTAAGCTGGCCTGCGCCCGCGAGGCTGAAGCGCCTGTCTCATCCGGTGATGTTCTGCGGATAGGCAAACACCGCATCACGCGGCATCGAGGCCCTGCCGATGCGAATAATCCTGCTGCCCTTGTCGCGGTTGATCAGTTTGGCAAGCAGGTCTTGGTAGTCCGCCATATTCTCTGCATAAGGCAGGCCCTTCATCTCACGCCACTTGTAAATCAGCGCAAGTTTCAGGAGCCGCTCATTGAGCCGGAACACATCCGTGTCTGCCGTGAACGTAGCAATGTTCGTTGCGCCGCTCGTCCGCCCCCAGAGGTTCGACTGATACCAATATTTGACCGTCACTGCCGAAGCCAAGGCAGGCTTTATGTGGATTTCGTCGCCGTAAATGATCCAGGCGTTGATGACAAAATCAAAGCTCTGCACGTCCAGCCCAAGCCACTGATCCCGGTCGCTGATGGGTGTCAGCGGGGTTTCAAGTGACGATGACCAGAGCTGCGACTTGTCCAGCATCCGCCCGAAATCAGACGGTAAGGCAAAATCCTCGTCCGAGCCGTCGCCCGTAATTGTCGCAATGCGGTTCAATGTCTGCCATTCATGGGCGTCTGCAATCATGCCCGCCGCTTCATTCAGAAGCGATGCCAACTCAATATGTTCACGGGTGGCCGAACCGTAGACAGCCGTGGGCTTCTCCAGCGCGATTCCGCTTGTGCAGGCGTCCTGAATGACAGACAGGGTGGTCAAGCATTGATCTCCGCAGCGTTAGCAACTTCCTCAGCCATCGTCTTGAGCGTGGCGAGCTTTGGATTGCCCTTCACCTTCGTGCCGGTGGTGGCCTCGATGTAGCGGCGCAGATCCCCTGCACTATGGCCGATAAACTTGCCTTCGGTGACGACTTCCGCCTTTACAGGCTCGTCCGTAGCCTTGCCGCCCATTGCCTCGATCTGCGCACGCAAGGACGCAAGCTGGTCCTGCATCTGGGCATTTTGCGCCGCCAGCTTGGTATCCAGCGCGCCTTCGCGGGCCTTCATCAGCCAGGTTTCAGCCTTGCCCTTCCATTCGCGGGCGCCGGGGCCGAGACGCTGGAGCAATGTGCCATCCAAGCCAGCAAGGGCCTCGACACTGAACACCCGCTGCGCCTTGAATTCGGCAACGCGCGAGCCGGTAATGCCGGGCAGTTCATCAAGCGGCGTGCCATCGACAAGAATTGACCTGTTTTCAGCAAAGGCAGCGTAATGGCGCGGAAACTGTTCTTTCCACATGATCTGCTCGCGGCGTTCCGGGCAGAATGTCTGGTCACTGGCAGGCGCCACAAGCTCTGAGTGTTTGTCGCCCACGTATTTGATGCGGACGAATTCCACGTCCTTGAATTTCGGGATGCCAAGCTGCGCCGTTGCGGCTTCATCCTCGACCGTCTGGGAAAAGAATTCGATGTGCAGGTGTGATGTGTCTTCCATAGCGGGGTTCCGTCTGAGGGATTGTGAAAGGAAACCGGGGGCAAGGAATAATCCCGCCCCCGGCATTGAGATTAAGCCGTCAGGCCGTCATCCATGAACGGATACTGAATCTCGAACTCGGCAAAGCTGCCAGAAGGTGTGCCAATCGCAGACGCACCTTTCGCATTTTTTACAAGGTCGCCTGCTACGATAGCGTCGTCCACGCTGCCGGCCGTTGCCGTAGCGTAGCAGTTGCCGTTGTCCGCAAACGAGGCAAGGCACAGACCCACGGCTTTACCATAAATCTGATACCAGCCGTAGCTGGTTGCTGCCGTGTTGGCCGACATGGAGATAGCAACCGGGCCAATCGCATTCGCTGCGAGTAGGGCCGTTGTGCCGTCGTCTTGATTGAACGTCACCCATGAACCAACAGCGGTTGAGGCAACGCCAGCCAGGTAGATGAATTCTCCCGGGCCGTAGGTGTCGTCGAAACACTTGAACCGATCCCCAAGGCGATGCTTCAGGGTGGTCGAGGTATCCGCAATCGGCTGACCGATCAGGGAATTTTCGCTTGAACCGTATGACATATCTGTTTCTCCCTTAAGGCGTGCTGTCGCGAAGCTTGGCCATGTGCAGCGGGTTGTTCATGGTCAGGTTGCCATAAAAACCGATGTGCTGCACAACCGCGTCTTGGTTGATCGGCATCTGCTTGCCGCCAAACTTGACGAAGTTTCTGTCCGGGTGATAGCGGAACTTCAGCGCCGTAGTGTCAATGAAGTAGCTGACGTCAGACGGCATCGCCGTGCCAATTCCGCCCTCAAGCACAACGTCCACGCTCTTACCGCCGCCGTAATACTTCAGCGACGTGAAGCCTAGCTTGCCAAGACCGTTTTGGTCATTGATGCGCTGGATGTTGGTCGTTGCTGCCGAATACGTGATGTAATGTTCCGCGGAACACGCAATCAGGTTCGGACCTTTCTGGCCACGGCTGGAACGGATCATGATATGATCAAACAGCGGCTTGACCGTGCTGGACGTGACCGCCGTGATGGCAGTGCCGGCAACCGTGATCGAGTTGGCGTCATAGCTTGACGTGCGCCAGATGGCGTTATCCACGCGGCTGATACCGCCATACGTGCCAGAGTTCACCGTCGTCGGAATGACAAGCTGAAGCCCGCCAATCTGGTTTGACGCAGTGCCGGCAGAATGCAGATCTTCAACAAAGCGGTCGGTCAGCTCTGTCTCAGCGGCGGAGATATGCTCCTCCATGATGTTCTTGAGCTGGTTACGGCCCGAGTTCTTCAGGATGTCTTCGCCGGAAAGCGTGACAGAAACGGCTGCCTGCTTTGGGGTAAATTCCGCATCATTGAACAGTTCGGCCGGCGACGGGTTGAGGTATTGATACCCGGCGTATCGGACGTAGGTGCCGCTTTCGTTGTAAAGCAGACGCTCGCGGATCGTCGGACCCGAGAACGGCTTGAACTGATCGCGGGATTTCATGACGCTCAAGATGGCGTTAGAGTTAGAAACCAGGTCTGCGTAACCTGCGCTCCGGTCCTCCAGTGCCAGCGAGAACGCTTCTTGGAGCTTCTCTGTGGATGTCAATGGCATGACAATCTCCTACTGGTAGGGTTAAAGATTGTATTGGTCAAAGGCCCGGTCAATGGCTTCACGGGCCGATGCAGGCGTCTTTCGGTTTGCAGGGTTTGAGCCTGACCCAGGAGCGCCGGTGATACTCAATTGGCCTTTACGGGTCTGATCCGCTATGGCCGGGTTTTGCGGGGCCGGGGCAGTGCGCGGCGCGGGTCTGAACCGGTCGGCAATTGACTGCGCAATTTCATAGGCCTCCTGCAATCTCATACGCGGATCGGTAGCCGTGACAAGAGTGGATTGCAAAATACCGCGAATTCGCGGCTCAAGCTCACTATATCTGGGGTTCTTGACCGCAAAGTCGGTAATGAATGACTGGACTTCCTGCTGCTGACGCTGGGTATAGGTCTGCGTCTGGCGCTTCAATTCCATGTTTTCTTGCTGGAGACGTGCAATCTCTTGGCTCGTCTGCTTGGCATATTCGTCCAGATCCTGGCCAAGGACGTTTGCTGCTACGTCTTGCAGGGTGAACCCATGACGCTTGGCCAATGTGTCAAAAACTTGCACGGGGTCGGTCGCCATCATGCGGGCCATCCCCTCGTAATCTGCGAGAACGCCCTTGATGTCCATGCCGTATTGCTGGGCAAGGGTTTCGTAAGGCGCCACGTCTGTTTGCCAGCGGGTGGCCTCGGTGCGGTATTTCTCAATACCGCCTTGCATCTCGCGGATGGTGCGGTGAACGTCAGCTTTGACTGCCGGGGGCAACGCGCCCCATTGGGCCTTGGCTTCCGCGGCCAGGCGCGCAGGCGGTTCGTCCGGGTTCTGCGACTGTTCGGCGGTCTGCGAGGCGACTTCGCCAAACTTCGCGGCAACTTCGCTTGGCTTCGCAGGAACTTCGGCAGACTTCGGGGTAACTTCGGCAGACTTCGGGGCAACTTCGGCCTTAGCCTCGCTCTTGGCCTCGCCCTTGGCAAACCGGCCAGACTGGTCCCGGTTCCGGCCTGACTGCATCTCCGGTTCATCGCTGAACACGTTGTCAAACGCATTGTCCAGCGCATCGCTTAGCGTGGGAGGCGGGGCATCTGGCGCGCTTGCAGGGGCATCAGGAACGATGTCCGGGGTCTGTGTGTCAAGGTCTTCCATGTCTTAGGCTCCGTCTGAGGGAATGTTATGCGCCAAAACCGGCTTGGCTGAGCGCCTTGCCGACTGCCGCTTCTACTTTCTTGCGTGACTTCTGTTTCTGCCGTTTGCGTTCGGCCGGCGCCTGGGTCCGCATGTGTTCGGGATCTGTGTAAGATTTGTCGTCGCCCACTTCGACCACGCCGCCCTCGCGGTAGGTCCGGCGCAAGTGGCGTTTGCTGTCATACATCTTACCGTCAAGCATCGACTTAACGGGGTCCATGCTGTCACGGATGACCATTGGCGAGGCCAGGTGCGAGCGATTGTCGATGACCCATTCAACGTGATTGTCGGGCCATTGGGCAACGTCGTGGACGCCCTCGCAGACTTTGCAGAACCTATAGCTAGGCATTAGCGGAATTCCTTATGCGTAACAGGCTCACCCTTGGCCAGTTGATGCGCGTGGCCTAACTCGTGGCTTATGAGAGGATGCAGATCGCGCGGGAGGACGAGCGTGATTGGTCCGCCGTCCTTGGCGTAGGCGCAGCCGTGGCCACCTGTCGGGATTTGGCCAGAGATGGCTTGCAGTTGCGCACAGCGGATCCCAACGGCTTCGGCTGACTTCCACTCGACAAGGGTGGTGATGTCGCCTGTGAGCCTTTGTGGAGGCTGACCAGCGAGGGCTACGTCAACAGGGCGTGTCAGGGCGCATCCGGTTAGGATGGCGATGGCGGGCCAGATTAGGTAGCCGATGCGGTCGGTCATGTGGAGACCGTTTGGAGTTGGGCGTCTGTTAGGGCGGAGTTAAAGAACGCGAGGCGCGAGATGTAGAGAAATGAACCGCCAAGAGCGCCGCCAAGCTGAATGGTTGCCGGGGCTGCGGGATTTGTTGCAGACGTGTCTACCGTCGCCAGAGAGCCGTTGCGTGCTGCCTGCAAGTCGTTGGTAGTTACGCGCGCCGCCAGTTTTTGTAGTGTAGCCGCCGTGATCGTCCCTGTGTTCGGGTTACCCTGAAGCGTTGAGCCAGACCATGAAATCAGGCGCGCTTGGTTGGAGCTGTCAAGATAAAGCCCGGAAGCATCCTGCCCTGCGCCGCCACCAGATGCGGCAACCAAGAAAATGTATTGCTGCGACGATTGCAAAACAGGCGACTCGAATTGCGCCCACATGCTCAAAGGGTATGACAAGCCAGCGGTGAAACTTAGGCTGTCAGCCGCACGAGTTACAGCGGCTGATGTTGTCGGGATGTAGGACGAGGCAAAACTTGCGGCTTCTAGTTGGGCGGCCCAAGTGTAGAGGCCAACTGCGTTTAGCGCAGTGGTCGGGTTTAGGTTTGTATCGCCGCTGACTGAATAATACGTCGTGGTCAGGTTTGTCGCCGTGTTGGTTGTGAAGGTTGTGATGCAGCGCCAAAAGCCATTAGCCGCTTGCTGGATTGAATACGACGTTGATGTGAACGGCGTGCCGAACGTCGTGGTTGATCCGATGACGCCAGTGTTGACGTTGAACCAGAAGCGGTTACCGTTGGCCGATCCGTCCCAGTTGGTAATACATACCCAAT